ACGAACTCTTGGATGTGTACATTGACAATGCTATGACAGACCAGAATGAGGCCGATGTGGTGGCCCTTTTGGAACCACTCAAAGTCAGAACTATCTCCATTGACTCAGGCATCCTTAGATACCTTGCAAGTAGAATCCAGAAATTTCTTTGGAAACGTATGTCCGATTCGCCTGTCTTTGGTTTAACCAAGGGACAGACGGTAGAAGAAGCCGTAGATGGCCTATTCATTCGAAACTTACCTTTCATTTCCGGAGACTATAAGGGAGCTACCGATTCTATCCATTCTAACGCGACTGATTATGTTATAAGACTCATCTTTAAACATATTGCCGTGCCTCCGCATCTTGCGAGGCACATGGAGGCAATCAGACGCGATTTGACCAGCGTTATTCTTAACTACGCTAAGGTCTTGGATAGTGATGGTATACCTTACCTCTTAGAGTTAGAGAAACGCCTCTTTCCTTACGATCAGTATGTATCTTTTACATACTCATCAGACAGGAAGAACGGCAAATCTCCAACCTTTCACGACGTTTATACGCACTTTGTCGCTCATCACCACGTTGACCCTTGGGTCGACATGCTTAAGGAAGACAAGTTCTTACAAACTCGGGGGCAGCTTATGGGCAATGTACTATCATTTTCAGTACTATGCATCATAAATCTATGTGCCTTTTGTCACTCATCCCTGAACTACCTGGAAAGGGAGTCCAGGGCCGGGAGGGACATGGGTGGCTCGGATCCTCAGGACCGAGCCACTTGGGATCTGTTAACAAGCTTTTGCGAAGAAATTCCCGATGACGACGAGCCTCAATGGCGCGTCAATACCGGCAAGTTCCAGCTTAAGTTCCGTAGCGCGAAAGCGTATGGAACAATCGACTATGTTAAAGATAGCGCAGCTGAGCATCTCCTTTTCAGGAACGTGCCCGTGCGCATTAATGGTGACGACATTTTGTTTCAGGCCAACAAGCGGTTTTACGACTGCTGGTCCAAGACAATCAAGCTCTATGGGCTTGAAAAGTCGGTGGGAAAGAATTACTTCCATCCTAACTTTTTCACTATTAACTCCCAATTATTTACAATTGACAGTCCA